ACGAGCCCTTTCACCCCCAACCTGCGGCAACACACCCTTTGCTGGGATAATGCTGTACAGGTTGGCACCTAGCTGCCTCCACCACTTATTTAGGGTGGGAAGGTACTTAGATGCAAGAGCAATCGATCTCTGGTCGAGATCGGGAGTCCTGTATTCCCCTAACCATATAGGTCGGGGGAGGATTCCACTCACCGGCGTTTCGGCGTTGAAAAACGTCGATAGCTGGTGGTCAAAGCTCATGAGGTATTCTCCGCGGTCGTTTTCTCCTAGTAACTTGAGGTAGGTATAATACCTATCCTCAAGGGGAGTTCCATGTGGGTTAAATACTAGACCCCCTACAAAATCGGGGATCTCCCACATAGCCTTAGCAACTTTACGTTGCTGAGGACGACAGAGAAGTAGAGCACGTTTGCCAAGTAACCGGATAATATCAAGGAAGTTATCATCCGATAGGTTGCGCCACTTAGGTTGGGGGTAAACCCTTTCCTTCGTGACTAGCTTTCCGGCGAATTCTGCCATAATAGCCGAATTCAGACTTTTAGTCTCAGAGACCGGACATCCGAGCTCCTTAAGAGCTGCAACATACTTGACAAACAATCGGTCGTTCAGGATAACTACATCATCACCAAGGACAAAAAAAGCGTCCTGATGAACTCCATCATTAAGGTGGAGTAGTAGTAACCCATGTGTCAAGGCGAAAGAGGCGAACGATGGGTATAAACCCAGAGGTTGTCCCTTAGTCCACCGGATGGTAGACTTTCCCAAACGCCAAGGAGCTCTCGATAGGAACTCAAAGAGTCCTATATAGTCTCTACTGCTTGGATGCACCAGAGTCTTGAGAACACAAACCTGCAGCGACAGCGGAAAATAATCCGTTGCCGAACTGAGGTCCACACTATGAACGACTTTGCCAGATGACAGGTATTCCTGTATATGAGGTATCGCTTTGCTCTGATTATGGGTACAATCCCAAGGAAGCCGTTCCAATAGGCTATACAGAGCATCACCAAGTGGTTGCAAAGCCACCTGATAAACCCGATTAGGGTTTGCGACAGCACGTAACTTGAAACCGGGCTCTTGGATGAGTCCGATTGCACCGACAGTGTCGATGCGAGGACCATGGGGTCCTACAGAGTCATATGCTGGTTGCCAAGAACCTTTCAAATCCTTGAAGATATTGGCAAAATTCCTCATTGCAGTCTGTCCATAATACGATAGATGTAAATCTATCCACTGGGTCATCCAGTGCGTAGACTCAGGATGAGTCTTACCATCAATTGATGGCACCCTCTTTTGAGGAGAGGGACGGTATGTCCAGTAAGGGTTAGCGGGCCCTAGGGCCAACTTAGCCCCCAATGAACGGGCAGATTCCATCACACCTGTCTCAATTCCAC